AGAAAGCTGGGATCAAAGCCATTGAAGTCTCTGGCAAGTCTCGTGGTGACTTCCAAGACATGATTAACGGCGACGTGCGCGTCATTGTCGCACAGCATGAAGCCATGTCAGAAGGAGTTGACGGTTTGCAGCGGGTGTGCCATACTGAGATATGGCTGAGCCAGTCAAACTCCCTCGTAATCAATGAGCAAGCAACTGGTAGGCTCAACCGACAGGGCCAAACAACAGTCGTCAACCGCTTCCTAATTCAAGCTACCAACACCGTGGACGACCGTGTGCTGGGACGCTTGCAGGAGCGTTTCGACAAGCTCAAGGCATCCGGCCTTATCTGAAACCAACAAACTGAAGGAGAACAAACATGTACGATTACTACAATGACGCTGTTAGCAAGCTGAACGCAAACCGGGAGAAGAAGTCTAAGGGTCGATTCATCCCGCTCCTGTTCTGTTTCGCTTTCGTGATTACGGGAGTTTGGTACCCGGCTTACTTCATGTGGGTTGTGTACGCTTTCGCAGCTTACATGACTGTGATCATTGGGGCGCTCATTCTTGTGGGGGTTACTCTGCTTGCAGTGTGGCTTCTGGTCCGTTGGGCGAACAAGCTGGAAGGCTGAGCCATGAAGATCATTGAAGTTAACCACAAGACGGTAGCAAATCTCCTGAAGAAGTCCGTGGTAGAACACTGGCTTGAAGACGAAGACACTTGGCTGAAGTTCACTGATGGGAGCGTCGTGTGCATCCACGTGCTTAACCCTAAGTGGGAGACATATGTGTCACTGGATGAGCGAAAAGAAAAGGAAAGCACCACTAATGGTGTGTCGTTTAGCGACTACCAGGAGATTTATCTGTGGTACACCAGCACGGGTGAGGAGCACTTGTTCACGTCGCGCACCGTGTCTATCGATTTTGCCTCAGTGCGCTACTATGTGTCGGATAGGCTTAACTATCCAACTCGACAGTATGTCCCGATCATTGAGTTCTACTACTATGAAGAAGGAGAGCCTCTTGGCGATTACGGTTCGTGATATCTACGCGCCCGTTTTGGGTTATGGTTGGGAGAATCTTCCCAACCGCTACAACAAGCGACAGTACCTTGACATCGAAGACGGCCTTGTCACTATGCCTAGTGGTGCGGTCATGGGCACCGGCAAGCTCCCTAACGGGCGTCTGGTTCTGCTCAACGACAAGGGGTCAGTGTGCGCTCAGTGGTGGAGTGGGCAGGACGAAATGGCCGCTGTCGATCCGTTCGACAACAAGGTCTTCACTGTGCCATACGCCGAGGACCTGAAGTGCAACGCGCGCGAAATGACTTCTGCGCACATTGACATCAAGAAGGCACAACCTATTGATCTGTCGATCATGTGGGTCGATGACATCACTAATGAGTGTGGTTTCTTCAAGGAAGACCTCAGTGTCGGTGAGAACCACTACACTGACCGTCTGAACGGGAGTGTGTTGCTCACACTCACCGAGGACGAGGATGGTAACTACGTCGTGGGACGTAACTCCATCTTGTGCCGTCTGCTGCGGTACGTCGATGGGGATAGATTCGCGTTCACTGACTACCGGAAGAAGTCGGGGCCTAGTCTTCTCACCGACAGTGGTACACTGACGGATTACGCACGGAAGATTCTTGCGTGGGCACAGAGTCTCACGCCTGAGCAGCGGGGGATTCTTTCTCGATGAGAGAGTACATCAAGGCTGCTCGGGACGAAGCTGCTAAGTCCCGGTGTGATCGTGCCCATGTCGGGTGCGTGATCGTTGACCGTGCGACTGGTCGTGTGGTGTCTCGTGCATTTAATGAGACACCACACGGCTTGGAGCCGTGCGACACGGGTGGTCACCGAATGATTGATGGGCACTGTGTTAATACTGTTCACGCGGAACGTAACGCGATTCGTAAGATGCCTGCACACGACAGTGAGTACACGCTTTACGTGACGCACTACCCGTGCCAGGGCTGTGCCCATCTCATTGCATCATGTCCCGATATCATTGAGGTTGTGTACCTTGGCGACTATCGAAACTCCGAAGAAGCTACCGCTCTGTTGATGGGCCTGTCGAAAGGTGTTCACTGTGCAGAAGAAGATTGTTCTTCAAGTCCCGCCTGAGTATTTGTGGGACATCATTGATATCAACAAAGTGAAGAAGACCGGATGGGAGGTTAAGTCTGGCTCAGATAAGGTCACACGTAAGATTCCGACGGTACCTATCTTTGGTACACGGGAAATGTGGAAAACAACAAAGCCAGGAGACTTTCTGGTTTTCGTCGAGTCGCCGGTGGACGACTTGCACACGTACGCATGGAACCTCCATGTGATGTCAGAGGCTTTCTATAGAAAGTGGGAAGCCAATGAGTGAAATCTACGACCGGATTATCAAGGAACTCACCAAGCCCTCTGAGCGTGATAAACAGCGTAAGGTTGGTCCAAGTGAACTAGGAGACCTCTGCGAGCGTTGCTTGGCAGAAAAGCTGCTTGGTGTGCATGTGGAGGAAAAGACGTACCCTCTTGCCCCGATGATTGGGACCGCGTTCCACTTGTACCTTGAGACGACACTGGGGCTAGAAGATTACCTGAAGGAAACAAAGGTAACAGTTGGCGAGATTGAAGGGTATGGGGATATCCGTGGTACTGCTGACGGTTTTTATGTTCCTACGGGGCATGTCGTTGACTATAAGGTCCTGTCGAAGAAGAAGATCAAGGCGTTTTCGTCTGCCACGTTCTTTGACGAGGACCGTAACCCTGAGTTCTACTCGGACTCGATGACCGAAGGCTCGCTCAAAAAGTACTACTATCAAATGATGTTGTACGGTTTGGGTCTTGAAAACGCTGGCTATGAAGTGAATCACGTCTCATTGGTTTTGTTCCCACGAGACTGTACTGTAGAATCTGTCATGGCTGCAAGTCATGAGCTGTGCTTTAAGTACAACCGTAAGGCTGCCCTGGCCGTTCTTGAACGTGCCAACCAAATCTTCAAGTGGGCCAACGAAAATAGGGACAACCTTGGAGAACTCGACAGCCACCCCGGCTGCTACTACTGTGCTTTCAAGCGCTAAGAAAGGAGAAACATGGGAAAGTTTGATTCATTCCTGGAGGGAATTGATATCGAAGTGTCTGATCCCCGAACCACCACACCTAAGCTGAAGGTCCTACTCTATGGACCTTCTGGCACCGGCAAGACATCCCTTGCATCCTCGGCCTCTAAGGTCGAAGAGCTGGGACCTGTCCTCTATGTTGACTTGGAGCGAGGCACTGCGCCCGCTGCCAAGTTCGGTGATCTGGATAACATGCTCATTGTCCAGCCTGCCACCTATAAGGAGTTCGCGGACCTCCTTGTTAAGATCAGTGGCGCAAAGGATAAGCCCTTCAAGACTGTCGTCATCGACACAGTTGACCGCTTGCAGGAACTTATCAAGCTGCACTTTGCGGCGGTCAATCCAAAGGATTCATTCGCAATGTGGGCGGCGGCGTATGACAAGGTATTGGACCTTGTTAATACGATTGCCTTCGACATGGGCTTGAACATCATCACGATCACCCACGAATCCCGCGAGATCGTGGAGACAGAACGACTCTCTCAAATTGCCCCTGACTTCGAGGGCAAGAAGAGCTTTAAGAAGCTCCCGGCAATCTTCGACCTGATTGGTCGAATAACCTGGGAGGACGTGGGAGAGGACGGGGAAGAGCAGCTCATTACTGTTCTTACAGTCAAGTCCCCGTCGAATATTCTCACTAAGACCAGGTTCGACAACATGCCTGCAATGGTTGGCAACCCATCGTTCGACAAGATCATGGGCTGGGTGCATGAACACTACGACATCAAGGAGAAGGAGGACGAATGATTGAGTACCTGTCGATCAAGGATGTCTCTAAGATGACCGGCGTTAATCGAACTACCATCCTATACCGTCTCCGAGCAGACAACAAGGCCTTCCCGGAGCCAGACTGTATTATTCGACATGGGCGAATCAACACCTACGGCTGGCTCCCTAAGACCATCAACAATTACACTGAACTCAACAAGAAGGAGAACTGATCATGATTAACTTTGACGAGCTTATGACACTTGACGTTGCGGAGTCCATGAGCTTTGACCCCCTGCCCAAGGGACAGTACAAGGTGGCTGTCGATGCCTGTGAGCTGGGAGAGTCCAAGAATGGCAAGGCCATGTACACCGTGGACTTTGTTGTTACCGAGGGCGACCACGCGGCACATCAGATTCGCTACTGGCTGGTGCTCCAGACAAAGAATGGTCTCCACTGGGACCTGCCGAAGTTCTGCGAAGCATCCGGTAACGCCTGGCCTGAAGAGCCAACCGCTCGCACTGGTGAGTACTATTACCAGGTCGAACGAGACATCGTTGGTAAGACTGCGACGATCACTGTCGCTGTCGAAGACAGCGAATACAATGGGCAGGTCACCAAGCGTAACAACATCAAGAAGGTTGAGTGGGACGAGGCCAAGAAGAAGTCTAAGAAGAAGGCTTCTCGGATCGAACTCTGATCCCTTCGGGCGGGCCGTATCTTGACAGTGAGGTACGGCCCGCCGTACTATATACAAGCAGAAAGGAGAGCGATGGACCTCACACAATTCTTCCAAGCAGTCCTCCCAACGGGCGAAGGCTGGACGCCTGTCATCTTGAAGGGGCCTATGGGAGGCCTCACAAACTTCCGCTGGTTCAACCTGCCCGCACAACTCGACAAGATGGTGGCGTACGCGCAGTCTCACGCGGACTTGGATGTCTACTACAGCCCCTTTCTTTACACCAAGCCCCCGGCCCTGTCGAACACCAGGCACGCGGCCAAGGATAACGTCATCCATGCCTCGTGCGTGTGGGCAGACGGCGACGACTGCCCGCTCGACAAGCTGAAGATTCAACCAACTATCACCGTCCAGACCAGCGAGAAGCACTGGCAGGGATACTGGCTTCTCACCGACGCAGACGACCTGTCGAATGACATGCTTGAAGCCCTCTCGCGGGGACTCTACGAGGTGCACGCCAACGACGGCATGGACCGGGGCTGGCCCCTGTCCAAGAAGCTCCGTGTCCCCTTCACGCATAACCTCAAGAAGGTGAAGCCTTGGGAGATCACTCTCACCGTTAACGACGAGGCTATCACCGCAGCAGAGTTCGCAGCCGAGTACGCACCTGTCGAACGCATGGGCATTGAGGAAGAAGACTTCCCGACCGACATCCCGTCGATGTTTGAAGTTCTTGGCATGGTGAACCGTAGTTACATTACCGATCTGGCTACGGACGACACCTTCACCACCGAGGAAGATCGTAGCGCGAGGATGTACCATCTTCAGTGCGCCCTCTGGGAGGAAGGCTGTTCCATTGTCGAGGCCTTTGCCGTCGTGCGCGGAACTGAGTTCAATAAGTTCGAACAGGACGGACGCGGCGATGGTTACTTGTGGAAGCAGGTCAACCGTGACTATGCACGCTGGAAGGCCGAACACAGCGGACCAACTGAGAACGATCTCGAAGCGACGACACGTATTGGGTCCTCGTATCTCCTGAGCGAAGCACGCGAACTCGTGCTCCAGGATGTGAACTTCCTCCACGAAAATGAGCAAGAACCTATGGGCCTCTTTGTCGATCAGTTCGCAGCATGGGCGTCAACCAAGTCTGCAATGGCTCCTAAGCAGTTCCACTACGCCGGTGCTCTCGCTATCCTGTCGTCCATGTTTGCCAAGTATGGTTTCCTGCCAATCAATGTCCAAAAAATGCCATTGAACCTATACTTCCTGGTTCTGGGGCGTACAACCCAATCCCGTAAGTCAACGTCGTTGCGACTTGCAGAAGGCATGATGCGAGACGTGGCTGTCGGTATTGGTAAGGGGCCTGACGCTTTCATTGCGCCCGAAGATTCAACAGGCGAGGCTCTGTCCTCGTACCTGCGTACCAAGCCGAAGGAGAGTGGCCTCTTCGCAATCGATGAAGTTCAAGACTTCTTCGCACACGCTGCCCAGAAGGGCAGCTACATGTCATCGATGATGCCATTCCTTACTAAGAGCTACGACGGCTACATTCCGGCTGTCGCACGTAAGGACAAGGGTGGCAAGGTTGCCTACCAGACTGCCACCCCGTATTACATGACGTTCTACGGGACCGGCATCTTGGACCAGGCAGCAAAGCATCTGACTACTGAGAAGGTGGAGTCCGGCTTCACGCCTCGCTGCCTTGTCGTTATTGACGACCGGGACAAGTACATTACGTCCTCCCAGGATGTGAAGCTGGTGCCAGTCAGTGCATCGACAGGCAAGATTGAGGACAAGCAGCGCGACTTCATGCTGTCGAACTTGATCAAGTCTGTGAGCAAGTTCGATGCACAGTTCAGTGCACGTCAAGCATCGCGTCTCCCTAACGAGGAAGTCCGTATCCCTATTGAGTTCGAGCCGGGTGTGTTCGAGCGCTGGATTGACTTCTCTGAGGAAGCCAAGGTCATGGCTGAGCGACACATGTTGAATAGTCGTGAGCTGTTCCCAGGCACTGAGCGTATGACGTTCTCGGTGTTGCGTATCGCTGCTCTACTTGCTATGTATAATGGGCCGACGACAAAGGGCACTGTCGTTGTCGCAATGCGCGAGATGCTGAAGGCTATCTCTCTTGCGTCCATCTGGCTGTCGAGCAATGAAGTGTTCATCCACCACGTGAAGAACTCTAACTTCAGTAACAAGGTCGATAAGCTCATCAACTTTGTTGCACGCACCGACAACGGCCTTGTTGCGATTCCCAAGCTCATGCTGAAGTTCCAGAGTGATATCAGTGGGATGCGTGAACTGAAGGAAATCATCACATACGCCCAGGCGCGCGGAACAATCCGTGAAGTCATCAAGGGCAAGACAAACAACGAACGATTCATTGAATACGTAGGAGGGCAGGTATGAAGATTCTAACTACTGACTGCGACGAGCTGCCTGTTCTTGCGCAGATTCTACTGAAGCGGGCATACGTGGTATCTGGCCTTCCAGAGGACACGCACGTAGAAATCACTGACGATGTGAACGATGAGGATATCAAGATCACCCTCGGCACTGTGAAAGGTTACAAGGGTGGTGCGTACAAGACGCTTTCACCTAAGCAGATTGTTACCAATCCGCAGTCTGTTCTGTTCCTTGCTCAGGCGTTGCAGTATGGTTACCTCGGTCCTGTTGATCCTGGGTTGGAACTCGGCAAGGACTGGGTTATCTGGGAGGGTGAGGACATCACCTTCAAGCCAGGCACGGTGATTGCACTCGACATCGAGTCCGCTGGTGACATCGACAACGACACGTTCGCGGCTGGCCGCATCCTGTCGATTGCCCTGTGGAATGGCAAGTTTGGTGTGGTTATCCCCGAGGAGCTTGCTGAGACCGACAAAGCAGCAGAGACCATTAAGAGGCTGTGCGACACCTGCACGGTTGTCTGCCATAATGGTACGTTCGATATGCCGTACCTGTCGAAGCGCCTGGGTATCAACGTGTATCACCACGAGGACACGCTGCTCATGCACTTCGTGCTCGACAACCTGGCCGGTGAGCATGGCCTGAAGCCTCTCGCTCGCCGCTGGTTGCGTGCAGAGGATTGGGACTCGGATGCAAAGTCTTACCTGAAGGGCGGGGCGTACTTCGAAAACATCCCCAGGGAAAAGCTCTATGAGTACAACTTGGCAGACGTGGTATGGACCTTCAAGCTGTACGAATACTTCCTTCCGATGCTCAAGAACAGCGGAAAGTACGACTACTACCGCTACCGTATGCAGGTCACGAAGGTTCTCAACGATGTGCAGATGAACGGTGTTGCAGTGTCGCTCAATGCTCTCGATGAACTGGAAGAGAAGTATAAGCGTCAGTGTGACGAGAACCTTGTTGTCTTGAGGCAGCACGCGGGTGAGGACTTCAATCCTCAGTCACCTAAGCAGATCAAGGACTACTTCAAGTCTAAGGGTGTGTCGTCCCCGTCGTTCGACTCAGACCACCTGAAGAAGCTACGACGCGAAGGCAAGGAGACTGAGTTCATCGACGCTCTGCTTGCCTACCGCTACGCAGCTAAGGTGATTGGCTCATTCATTGCTAACGTGCGCCGTAAGGTCGGTGAGGATGGTCGTATCCATCCGTACTACCTGCCTCACGGTGCTAAGACGGGTCGCTTGTCGGCCAAGGGGCCAGCGATTCAGACGATGGGACGCGACAGCGGTATCAAGCGTGCCCTTGTCGCTGCACCTGGTTGCAAGATCATCTCTTGCGACTACTCCCAGGCAGAACTACGTACTGTCGCTGAGCTCGCGGACGACACAGCCATGATTGCTGCCTTCCAGCCGGGTGCGCCGGACTTTTTTGACGATCTGATGACAAAGATCTGGCCAGAAGAGTTCCCGACAATCGAAGCGTACGAGGCTTTCAAGCACGAACAGCCAAAGACCGCAAAGAACCGACGCGCACTGGTAAAGAGTGTGGTGTACGGTCTCAACTACAATAGAGGTGTACCAGCTATTGCGACAGCGCTTGAACAGCCTCTTGAGGCCGCACAGCATGTGGTCGATCAATACCTCGGCTCCTACCCGGGACTTCGAGACTGGCAGGCACGGGTTAAGCACAGTGTAGGACGTAAGGAAGAGGACCACGAACGTAAAACCAAGTTCGGCCTCACCTTCAATCCCCTGTTTGTGTCGGATAACAACTACAGTTCGACACAGAATGAAGCTCTCGCCTTTGTTCCACAATCGACAGCTAATGACATCTGCCTCAACGCGGCAATCAAGATCAACGAACAGGTAGGGCAGTACGGAGCTAAGCTGATTGGCCTTGTCCATGACGCTACCTATGTCGAGTGCCCCGAAGAAACCATTGAAGAGTGCTCCAAGATGATGGAATACGAAATGGCTAAGGCAGCGACAATTGTATTCAATCGCGTGCCTTTTGCTGCTGAAGCAGAGGTCGGTAACAACTGGGAAGAGGTGTGATGAACGCATCCGATTATGAAGAAGCAGCTTGCCTTAATGCTCCTGTCGAGCTGTTCTACGATGTGAAGCTCTACGCAGCCGTTGCACGAGTATTCTGCGAGAACTGCCCTATCAAAGAACAGTGTCTTCAAGACTGCCTGCAAGCCGAAGAAACACCTGTTGATGGTAAGAAGTTCCGATCAGGTGTCTTTGGTGGGCTTTCACCGAGCGCAAGGAATGTTTACGCTGGCACAGCATACGATGTACTAAGTGATGATTGGGAGGAAGAATATGCAAACAGTAATAGCAATTGATCCTGGTGTCAACACAGGACTAGTTGTTGCCCGTGTCGATGAAGCAGTGGAAATCCTACACTTCGATCAATTCATCTGTTCGACACACATCGAAACCGTGGAACTCATCAAGCGATATCTTGACCAGTATCCTGGTGCTACTGTCGTTGCCGAGCAGTTCGACTTGCGTCCAAGCAACAAGTTCACAGCAGACCTCACCCCTGTGAAGGTAAACGCTGTGCTTGACTGGCTTGTCGATGACATCCACTATCAGACCCCGGCGCAAGCCAAGGGCCTCGTGAAGGATGCGACACTGAAGAACCTAGGGTGGTGGCTCACCGGCAAGCACGTAAACTACAAGGACGCCAACGACGTGAGAGACGCCTTCCGGCACCTGGTGTACTACCTTGTACACGAGCTACACCACAAATGGACACTCGACAACGGGTGGCCAAGGTAATAGAAAACCCCTCTGCTAGGAAAGGAGAACTAGCAGAGGGGTTTTCTCACCCAATCGCCCACAGCAACCACACAGAATGTGTTGATAACTGTCGCTACTTAGTATAGCACACTCAGCCGATCTTCGAGGCCCCAATGCAGAGGCCGCCCCAGCCAATATTGTTGACTGGGCTACACTGAATCTTGACAGCAACATTCACCTTGCCAGGGCTATAGGCGTAGTAAGGCATTGTCGCCATACGGAACGACGTGACACCCTCAGCGTGGTTGTACGTGTTGGTAGTACCGACGTTGACAAACTGGGTATTTGCAATTGACTGGAACACGTCGATATTGGTGTCCTTGGAAGAGTTATTGTTATCCAACGTAATGCAGTTGGAGAACAGCCACAGACCCTTCGAAGGCAAATCGATCATCTGGTTGATCGTAGCGCTCGCGCCGTGCTGAGTATAGCGACGCCACTGAGAGAACGATTCATTGTTGTTCACATAACGAACCTCTGGTGCACCGCCCCAGACCTTCTCAGATCTGTTGTTGGTGTACAGGTACATCTCATTCGTATCTGTACGATAGATCAAGATGTCTGCAACATTCCCAGTAGCGCTCTTAATAGCCGACAGCTTGGCCGACTCATCAGCAGCGCTCTTAGCAATAAGAATACGATTCTGCTGCAGCTGCTTGATGACTTCAGATACAGAGTTAAAGCCCAAGTTCATAAACGCGGGCCAAGATTGGATAACGTCATTCGGACTGTAAACCCAGATCCCTTGTGGATTGGTAGCCATGGTCAGTACCTCACTCCTGTAATCTCCATGAACAGACGGGAATACCCATCCCAATTGTAAATCAACTGTGGTTTATCAGCCGAGCCTTCCACACCTAGATACATGTAACCATCGTAGTACTTGTCGAATGGGATAATGGTAGTGTAGTTAATGATAGCGTCAAGAATGAACTTTCCTTCTTGACCAATCGACCTGTACGAAGTATAGCAATAGCTACGCAAGACGTGGCCTTTAGACCCATCCATTACACCGACAGAGACGGCTGGACCACGGCTGTCACCCCGGAAGAGGTCGGCACCAACCACGAGTTCAAGTGTCCCAGTCAAGGTAAGTTGCATGAACGAACCGGAATCGCCCCAAGGTAGAGACTGGTACCACAGGTCTTCATACGTGCCGACACCACGGCTACGGCCCGGCTGGGGAATAATCATCGAATCATTAAAGGGAACCGCCACACCGGAGTTTGAGCGGCTATTGGTGAGAGCGTTAATGCTATCAACTGAGTTGCTGAAGTTACTCTTTAGCAACTTGAGTTCAGCTTCCAGTGAGGCAATTCGACGGTCAACGTCAGTGCCCCAAGCCTGTGAAGGTTGTGGGAGGTTATGCTTCATTGTGCTTAAATCCTCTCAGCGTTAGTTCTTCTAGTGTAAGGCCCGTTGGGTCTTGCAGTTGTTCGACCCGTGGCGTATCAAAGATGTTCATCACGTCCCACAAGGTTGTCCAACCTTCACAGGTTAGATCGACACCAGTCTCACTGTAGTTTGCTGATGTGATCTGCCAACTGTACCTGTCGAAAACAGCCGTGGTCCCGGCCAATCGACCAAAGACCTGCACCCTGTCGGCCAGCTTACGGTTGGACGTGAATGACACCAAGTCGTTATAAATCTTGTCCATCGTTGTATTCTTAGGCCAACGCTCTTCTGCCTTAGCTGGCAGTGGTTGCCCAGTGAAGTCATCAGCATCCGACAGGATGACCGGCGGGCGCTCGAAGTCGTAGACAACAGACGTGTACGAGTCATTCACTGGTGGCATACCAGACCATTCAAGTGTAGTCTTCGTACCCAACGCATCCTGAGCAGCATACATGCACGCGGCGTACGCCTTATCCAGGCTGTCGATGAACCGAGAGCTAATCTTCAACGGCTCTGTCTTGTGGGGATAGCCGGTGTAGAAAGTCAAGACCTTCTCTTCGTAAGGTAGCGCCTGGCCGTAGATACGCAGTGTCGAGTAGTCGTTCTGCCCATCCGATTCAGCAATACGGTATGGTCCAAGACGCTTGTTCAGCATCCCAGTAACCGTAACCTTAAGCTGGTTTGGCTCATCACCGAGTTCGACAGTAAGGCGACCGCCCTCAGCCCTCCACTGAGCAGGTGTGATGGGCTTATTATCCTTGCCGACAACAGAGTACACACTATAAGGCGGTGTGTGCCTAGTGGCACCCGGACCCCTAGGAGCCTGGATAATCCGTTCATGAAACTGGAATATATATTTAGGATCAATACAGACAGGTTGACCCATGACGCCTTTAATCAAGTTAGGTGTTTCGAGAATGAACTCCTTAGTCTCTCCCGCCTCGACAGATAGCACCTCGCTCTTCTTCGCGGCATCGAGCAGCATTTCGCTAGGTGCGACTGGTGGCCAAATAAGCATAGTTGGGCACTCACCCCTGTGACTATAAGGGTCATAAGTAATAGCCCCATTAGCTTCAATATACCCAGCGCTGTACTCTTGTAGGTAATCAAGGCTGTAATCCACATAATAGGTACACTCGATAGAGGATGCAGGCTCAGACTGAGCGTAATTCACCTTGTAATCAGTTGTGTAACCTTGAAGGCGCGTGAGAACAGTGTGGTTCTTAAACACCACGATGGTGTCATAAACCCAAGTAACCTGAAACCCGACACTCGCCAACCAGTTCTTCAGGATAGACCACAGATTCCCCTTGCCGCCAGGAAATGATTTACGGTCTTCCTCCCACTGCACAGATTCGGTTATGAACGGGTTATAGACATCAGAAACAAATGGCTGCACCCACATCTTAGGTGGCTCTGGCACACCTGCCACCTCAAAGAACTTCCGAATAACCTCTGAAACCTTTACCAAGCACATTGGCCCAATGTAAGCATCCAAATCAAGAAGATAGAAAGGATCATTAAGCGTTGCAGACCAGGACCAAGGCCCTGACGTCAAGTCTCGTGCGACCGCATGGGTGCGGCCAAAGCGAACATCATCAAGGACGACACTCTTGTTGATCACGAGAGCTGGCTCGATCCCACCAGCACCTTCAAGGTGGTACTCAGAAAAACCACCTGTCGTCATGTCCATGTCCATAGACACAGAATCTTCAGCGACAGACCAAGAAGTAAGTTTTTCAGCCGGAATACCCAGCGCCCGCATTACCACGAGTAAACCTCCTCTAACGTTACAGAAGCCGAGAAATGACCGCGATAGTTGTTAACAGTCAAAACCTTAGCAGTACCAGGAACAACCTTCAAATTGCCGCCACCAGAAGGATACGAGTAAGCGTACTCAGTTGGTGAAGTATCAGGACTCTTAGTCAGGCGAAGACTAGCCCAGCTAATGTGCCCTTCTTGAACAGGCTTCATAGTAATTTCCCATACGCCTTCACCAAAGCTGAAAACCTGGTTCTTCAGCTTAGTGATCACATGCAGTGGCAAATCACCACCATCCACACGAATAAAGCTCCACTCGAACGGGCGCTTGTTGTCCTCAAAACCGTAAGCGAAAAACGTGCCGTACCACCCCTGTGGAATAACAACACGTTCCGTGTAACTGCCTGGCTTACTGAGCGCGAGTGACTGCTCACGCCCGTTCAGCTTGTCACGCTTAGTCAGGAACTGGTTGTTCATGTTCAGCATGTTCGGCTTAAGAATGACACCAGGATGTCCGGTAGTAAAATCAATGTCCTTCGTAGGGAACAACGCTTGCTTGCCCCAATCGTTAAACGCGAAGGGGGTCCCGGCATGGTAGTGCAGATAAGGCAAACCCATCAGAGGCGACAGCATGTTGTTGAACGCGAAAGGATCAGCATAGCTCACCCACTCGTCACTCCTGTTCATGAACAAGCGACGGAACAAATCAGCCTGATCACGATTCAAGAACGACCAAGTAAGCTCGTACTTCTTATGGCCATAGACTGAACCATTCATGTACCCGAAACCGTTGAGCAGCGTTGTCGAACCATCACCAGCATGAACGTTCTCAGAGACCGGAGACTCATCAGGGGCGGGGAACCAGGACATAAAGTTTCCCACAGCAAAATAAACCTCGTGGGTTTCACAACCCCTAGTAGACACCACGGTTACCACTCCTAGTATTGCCATTGTCGATGTTACGGCTAATCGCACGACCATCAAGCATGACCGCAGTCGAAACAGCCTTCACCAACTGATTAAACTGTGCTGGGTTAATTGTAACCAACCCATCACCGATACCACCAGAGTAACCACCGACAGACGCCACAGGCACCTGCATCGTGTTAAGGGCGTTCATGAAGCCCTTACCGTAGAAATCGACAGCGGGCTGGGAAATGACGTACTCGCCGCTGCGCAACTTGAACAGGCCTTGCCCATTCGTAGCCAGGAGATTGTCGGTGCTCGGGTTAGCCGGAGGACGACCAGGCAGCAAGCCACCACCCGCGTAGCCAGGGATAGGGCCACCCATAAAGCGGCGACGAATCTGGCCAGCCTGACCAGCGTAACGCGCTGCATCCGCCGCCTGGCCACGGGTCAAGCCCTTCGACATAGCGTTTTGGATGTACTGCGAGTACGTCATCAACTGGTTCAGCTTGTTATATGCCTGGGTCGTATCCGCATCGACAGGCACAGTCACCTGGTTGCCGTGGATACCATCAATACCGCTCTGTGTCGAACCAATGGTGCCCTGATCCGTCACGTTTTCCTTCACATCACGAGGAACCTGCCCGATAGTCGAAGTCAAGCTATCAAACGCACCAGCCAACTCGGTAACCTCACCCTGGTTAAAGCCAAGCTGAGTCACCTGTTCAATGAACTGACGCTTGAGGCTCTGAGTGTACGCCTCGATCTGCTGTGTCGAATGACCAGCAGCAGCGTACGCCTCGATCAGCCCAACCATCTGAGACTGCAACGACCGCAAAGCCTCCCGGTTAGCAATAGCCGCTTCCGTGTATCCCTTCAGCGCGTACTGACCAGCTTGGAGGGTAGCGATCTCATTGTTGTTCTCGCTGATCTTGTTCTGACCCTCGTTGATCTTCTCCTTGGCATCATCGATGTCCACCTGCAAGGACTGAGCGCGCTCCTCGTCGCCGTACTTCAAGGCGACAGCGCGGAAGAACTCAGCATCATGCAAGTCTTGCTGAGCCTTACGCATGTCAGAAGCGAGCTTGTCGTTCTCCTTGCGTAGGTCCTTCACCTTCTTGGTCGTGTTCTCAACATCCTTCTTCAGGCTGTTAAGACCCTTACGGTAGTTGTCCTGAGCAGTTGTCGAACGCCACCAGGAGGTCAGCGCCTTGTCGAGCGCCGACTTCAGTCTCGACAGGAAGTCCTCGAAGATTTCAGCAGCAGTCTTGGTCTCCTTGCGGGCATGAGACGCACCACCTCGGCCACCACTTCCACCAGAACGAGGCGAGTGTCCACCACCGCCCCCGCCGGACGAGCGCTGAGGCTTGGCACGGAAGTTGTTGCCGCTAAACGCCGACCGCCCACCGTTACGCACACCGAAGGTGGGCATACGGATACCGGACGACCGACCCACACCAAAGGAACCCTTACCAGTCTTAGACCGCGTACCACCGATAAGGGCTTGGTACCTTTGAATAGCACCAAAGATAGCTGAAACCTGACCAAGGGCACCTTGGGCCTGACCGACAGCGTTCACAGCATTGTTGACCATCTGATTCAACGATGCATCCGTCTTAGAGTGGTCCACCTCGCCGGACTGGTAAGGCTGAGCGATGATAGCGGCCATGGTGTCGCGCTGCTGCTCGAAGGCGCTCATGTCGAAACCCTGAGCAGTAAGGAAGTCAATCGTATCCTGGATCGACTGCTGAGCGTACTGGTATGCTTCCTCGCCAGTCAGGCCCATTTCTTCAATACCTGCAGCAGCGGCATTGCCCATCTTCTCGAAGTACTCCGAGATAGCAGCAATGTTGGCTTGACCAGCAGGAGAGTTCGGGTCCATCGACGTGCCGTTCTGCTGCATAGACTCGTACACCTGCTGCATAGCACTGTCGAGAGCAGCAGCGGCATCTGTCGAAGAGAACATCTCCTCCAAGACAGAGTGGATCACCTCGGCCATGTCCTTGAACTCGCCCTTGGCGTCACCGATCTTGAAGCCAGCCTCTTCCGTCTGCTCACCAGTCTCTTCGATGCCCTGGCCAAAGAGGACAGCATCATTCAGGGCGTCACGCATAGCACCGCCGACACCTTCAGACTGCCCCTTCAATTCATTCAGAGCGTTGATCTGGTCATCATACTTCTTGGTGGCAATCAAAATACTGCCAGAAGAGTCACCACCACCGATATTCTCATCAATGGCTGCTTGGGCAGCTTCATTAGAGCGTGCCTGAATCTGCTTGATATACCCGTCGATATACGCATCAGCAGCAGCCTTGCCGCCACCCTGAGACTCAGAGGTCGTGGCCAGCTTGATGTACTTTGCATATGAGAAGCCCATGTCAACCAATGCTTGCTTGGTTTCCTTGGACATGCCCTTGAAAGCCTCAGAACCCTGAATGGCATCCATAATCAAAGCTTGAGTATGCTCACCAATCTTCAGGGTAGAGTAACCCATGGCCTCGGCCTGCTCATGCGTAGCCTGAACGACCTGACCCGACTGATCCACATAGTAACCAAGCGCCTGGCCGTTAGCAGTCAGAACTTCACCATTCTGTTCAATCGTAGTGTTCAGCTCGACAAAGCCAGACTGGGTGCCGTCACCGACTTCCTTCGTATCCTGAACCAAAGCGTTCATAATTGCAGAAGTACCACCGACAGCGTTCTTAAACTCATCAGCCTTAGCTGAAGCTTCAGAGAACGAGTCACTAAGGTACGTAGCAGCAACCGACACAGCAGCTAGGCCAGCAGAAATAGCAATACCCCATGGCCCACCGAACATCGACATCAGGCCAGAGCCGACAGCAGACAGCTTAGACAAGGCACCGACAGCCTGACCAGCGCCAGCCGCAACCTGAGCGCCAGCAGCAGCCGCAGACGCCCCAGCAGAAGCCATTTGAGCAGCGTTCTGGGCACCCTTAGCCACCGCAGCCTTACCAGCAGCAGCAGCCACCGCATTATCCGCAGCGGCAAGACGCTGGTTAGCTGCAGCAGCAGCATTAGCCGTACCTACGTTAGCGGCCAGCGACGCATCGTAGGCAACCACACCCGTCTGAGCTTGCTTCACGGCCTGCCACATGATGTTCCACGAGACCTTGGACTGGCCCGTGGCCTGTACCATGCGAGTCTGCATCTGCAAGAAGGTAGCAGACATCGACACAGCCGCAGCCTTCACAGCCAAGAGACCGACACGCACAGTGCCCACAGCCGCGAGCGCACCGACAAACGCCTGAATAGGCCTGGGGAGCTGGGCGAAAGCATTAATGATGCCTGTCGCCAAGGAAATCAGGCCCTTGAACGGAACCATGAAGCTGCTGTTGATAGCCGCGCCCGCGTTCTGCAAAGCGTGCTGGAAGGTCTCGACCTTAGCAGCCATAGTGCCCATGATGATGCCCATGGACTCATCAATGAACGTCGTACCCTTAGCGGCCTTGTCGGCTTCCTTCAACTGCTCCACGTACAGTCCGAGGCTGTTCGACATACGCGACAGCAGCTCAACGTCACGCACGTTCTTGAAGCCTAGGTCCTTAATTGCCTGAGCCTTATCAACCTTGTCGCTGATTCCTGCAAGGTGCTGCAGGATACCCTGGAAAACCCTGTTCGGGTCATCACGCCAAAGCTTCTGGAACTCCTCGTCAGTCGCGCCAATAGCACGTGCGTAGGTGTGCATCGAATCGCTGCCCTCTGCTGCAGCAGAGTTAATTGAATTGAAGATACGCTGCAACGATCCTCGCGCCCATTCCTTCGGAATAGCAAGCGACGACAACGTAGACGACAGCGCGAGAATCTGGTTCTGGGTAAGACCAGCACTCTTACCCTGTGCAGCGATGCTGACCATCATGTTCGCAATCTCAGGCTCAGTCGCAACAGACTTCGCGCCGAGGTCCGCAACCTGGTTCGCAAGGACAGCGTAACCATCACCAGCACCCTTAGCTGACTCCTGCAAGCCACCCATCATCTGACCGAAACGACCGAAAGCTGTCGTCGCAGCCTCAACCTCCATCCCAGTCACCGTCGAGAACTGAGCGACAGCCTTGGTGAAATCTTCAAGGTCCTTGGTCGGGATGTTCATCTGCGCGCCGAGCGTACCGATCTTCGACAGGTCCGCAAACGACGTAGTAGTCTTCGTAGACAGCTCAGTATAGGCGCGCTTCAGGTTATCCAAATCCGCTGTCGTGCCCTGAGCAGTACGCTGCACGTCAGCAAACGCACGCTCCTGTGCGATACCGGCCTGGGTAGCAGACGACACCACACGGCCAAGTCCAGCCGTAATCGCGCCGTAATACACAGCCATATCACGCGCAGCGTATCTAGTGTTCTCGATAGCACGCTCACTCGCGCGAGCATCATTACGAGCGCTGCTTGCACTCGTCCTCACCAACTGTCGATCAAAGGCACCTTGTGTCTTGATCTTCTCACGCTCAGTACGAGCGGCCTCAGACTCGCGGTTAGCAATGATCTTCGCAGACGCAGCCTCGACAGCCGCCGCGCGCTTAGACTCAGCAGCAGCCGTCGTCGCAGCCGCCTTAATCTCTGCTTGCTCTAAAGCCGTGAGCGCCTGAATCTCAGCAAGACGAGTAGCTTCAGCACCCTTCGCCTTCACCAAGTTACGCTCGTCCCGGCCCTTCTGCTTCTGCAAAGGGAGTGCATTGTCCTCGTGCTTGACTGCTGCCTGAGCGCGAAGCTTCTCAGCCTGAGCCTCAGTCTTACGAGCCTGCGACTGGTTCAACGCCGCCTGGGCCTTCTTCGCCTTGTTCTCGGCCTCGGCCATAGCGTTCGACGCAGACGCCACCTCACGCATAGCGGAGGCAGTGTCCTTCAGCTTAGCGATGTGATCCTTGCTGAGTGCGTTCATCGTGCGAGTCTCACGGATGAACTGGCGATAAGCCGAAACAGCTTTATCGACACCCGCCGAAAGATCAGCCTTGCTCACATCCCCAGCAGCCTTATTCAGCGCGCCAAGCGCATCTGCTATAGACCGCAGCGCTGTAGCTGATTCCTTCAGGTTCTTGACCTTCGAGCTGTCGAGCTGCAAAGAATCAAGAACCGTACCACCACGGCCAGAAGGAGACTTCAGCGTAGCGACAGCACTCTGAAGCGAGCCGATCTGCTTTTCCAGAGCACCAATGCTCTGCGCCGCCTTATCCGCGCCAGAGGCATTAACGTCAATGTCAATCTTAATCGACTCGTCTGCCATTCTTGCTCCTAAGAAAAGTCCCTGATACCACCTCAATGATACCAGGGACTCTTCCTACCCAACCTGTTCGAGAGCTTCAATAGGTGTTGGTAGTGACTCTTTCGTGCCGTCCGAATACTCAACAGTATCCAGAACAGTGAATGAGCTTTCACCAGGTTTCGGATGCTTATGCTCACGATACCTATCAAGCTCAGCACACGAGTAGCATGTCGATGTTTCAACATGGAACTCAATCGCGCTATGCTCACTGCGTCCATACCAGAGCGGCGTACCACACTTGTTACACAGACTATCGAGATAGTACTGATAACCAGCGGCCAAAGCTAGGTCAAGGTTAGTGTATTCAGTTTGATCTATTGGCTCCGAGTCCATCTCGTCACCAATCCATGCAGGCACTGACCGAGCAAACATGCCAGGAGCACCAATGAACAATGTCGGGGGCTTACCTTCAGCCCTCGCCGTTTTCAACAAGAGAATCATCCACTGGTTCTCCGGCCTCGACAGTTCCGTCCCAACGAAACGTAGGGTCACTGATTGCTTCCGACACCACGGCACCGAGCTGCTGTGCATCGTTCCACGTACCGCAGATTTCCTGCCACAGGAACTCAGGAAGGTGACCACGCAGCTCTGCTGCCTCGTCTTCCGTCAGACCCTTCTTCGATTCGCCCGTGGAGTTGTCGATAATTTCGACGCAGGAGCGAGAGATAACGTACTCCATCAAGCGGTCTTCCCGCTCGACGGCAATGACTGCCTTTTCCTCTTCGCTCTTGTTCTTCGTACTGAAGAACTTGTCCTCCCACACGCGACGCTTCAGGACATTGAGTTCCTTGTTCGACAGTGCGCGCAGACGAAGAGTAATCGTCTCCTTGCGAAGAGCCTCAAGCTCTTCCTGAAGCTCGACACCCGGCGTTGTGTCGGTGATCGAACGAGACATAGGTGCCTCAACGATCTGCGCGGTCTTAGCGATCTCGACCAGTTGGGCGAAACGCTCCGCGTTCTCAGTGTTCAGCGGAACATCAATCGACTTCACAGTCGGCTTGATGGACGAGATAATCTTAGACAGTTCGAAAGCCATGTCTACTCCAATCAGATATGAGAATACCCCCGCACCTCGGAGGTACAGGGGTATTCTAGCAGAGTTGATCAGGCAGTGACAGCCTTGTTCAACTGCATAAAGCCCTGGGGCAGGAACGGCACCTCAAATTGGATCGGCTTGTCGCCGTCACCCAGAACATCCTTCGGGTTGTCAGGGACAACCTTAAAGGCCGAGAGTTCCTGACCAGCCTCGACAGGGGTGCCCTGTCGGAAGCCGATACGCTGAACGAGGTAACCCTCCTTCAACCCATCGAGCGTTCCACGCTTGAACAACTGGAAAGCCTTGTCATAGACGCTGGTGTTACCCGCCGCCTTTTGACCCTTAGCGATCTCCTCACGGAAGAAGGTCAGCGACGCTTCATAATTTGCGATAGTCGGGGTCTTGGCGTTCCCGGAATCGCAAATGGAGCGAGAATCATCAGTATCACTGTCGGTTGCACCGAGCGTCATGCCCGCCGCAATAGCACACGAAATATCGACAGCCTTCGGCGTGCCACCAGTGTAAGTAGCAGCCTTAAACAAGTCATCAGTATTCGTGATACCATCAGCCGGAACCCACCAAATGGTGGTGTTCGGACTCAACATCTTCGCCATAATCAGTCCTCCTGATCGATAGTATTGTCGTCTTCAATGGTATCATCTGCACCGCAGCAAGACGGCTGAGTTAATGGTGTCTTATCATCGACACGCTCATACATGTCCGGCAGAACCGAAAGCTCCGCCTCGGACTTCTCGCACACGATATTGGTGTACACATTACGCACACGCATATTAGTCTCCTCTATCTAGGTTGACGTAGAAAGCCATACTGTGCTGAAAAATAGCCGGACGCAAAGTCGAATCGAAATCCTTAGACGTACCGACAGATGCAGCGATATTGATGCCATTTGATCCATCAATCAACACAGCACCAATAAGCTTTTCCTTCACAACCGACACAAGCCGATTGAGAAGCCTCTTATCCTCGCCATACACATCCACGTGGAAGGGGTGCTCATACACATCCAGCGTGTGCCCGGCAACCGACTTGTAACCTCGTAGCTGTCGGTTAATCTCAGCGCCGCCGTGGTACACAATGTACAGCGGCGCATCCACCTTACGAGCAAAAGATTCATAGACCTCAACATCCCGGATGCCACGCAACAGATCAAGACAGGCCGTGTCGAACTCAAGCGTACGATCCCTCACTTCAACCTCCCGTAGAACTCTTCACGGAACACAGCCGTCACACGGGGAAGGTACTTAGCGGCAACAATGCCCTTCGCACTCTTGCTACCTCGTGCCTTGCCACGCAAGCCAGAACGCAGATAGCCAGAAGTTCGATTACCGTAAGTACCATTCTCCTGCCAGGAATAGTATGGCTTTTCGCGCTCCCACTTATGCCAGCCGATCTCGACGGTCTTACCTCCCTTGGATGCATCGACGCTGAACGTGTCACGCATGTACCCTGTATCGACACGCCGAGGGTCCGTGTCGATCAGCGCACGCCCATATTCCGTAGAAGCGACAGCAGCAGCCTGAGCAGCCTCATTCACACGCTTCCACGCAGCGTCAATAATCTTCTTCTTCGCACGAGCGGCGACACCATACCGGTCAGACTCGACAGTGACCTTAATGCCAGCGACACGCCCATCAAAGCGGACAACCTTCTTAGTTCTGCCCATTAGTATCCCCCGTCTCAAAGTCACACAACAGCGTCGGCTGCCACGGCAACGAGTCGAACACAGCGTTACGCACAACCAACTTCAACCCATTCTGCCTAGGGTCAGCAGGAGACTCATTAATCACCACACGCATACCCTCTCCAAACGACACACGCATCTCAGGATCACCCCACAACTCCTTCCTCACAATCTCATTCTTGTCGATATGAAGAAGCTGAATACGATACGCGTGCACGCCCGTCACTTCACCAGCCCACTCACGGTTACGGGCACGCCAGTCCACGTTCGGTGTAATGTTCGCCCACCCAACCCAGATAGGCATGTTCTCCCGATTATGCAATCCATGCTCAGGGTCCCACTCATGCTCGACAGAATCAGAAGTCGGATACACACTGACCTTACTATTCGCCAACAATTCCAAAGGATAATGCGCAAGAGTCACAAACAGCGGGTGAATATTCGGATCGATCGACAGCGCCATTAGAAGTTCACCACCCAATCAACAGGCTCAAACGTCGGCTGCACAACATCAAAGCAGAGGTTGTTTACTTCATCTTCTCTTGCCTGGGCGCGCAACTGACGAGCGCGTCCGACAATGGCCGACAGCAGCTTAGCGCCGTCCGTCTGCTTATCATCAGTCTTCAAGACGAGAAGCTGCAATGCCTTATCCATGCCGATAGCATCGCACGCATCGGCAGCAGCCAGCTTCACGTTCCCGCCGTTAACAGCGAGCAAAGCCTCGATCTCTTCATCAGCGAAAAGATAACGCGGCTCGTTCCTCAAATCGCGCAAGTCCTCCAACTTACGCAAATCAGGAATAAGGACACGCACCTGTCCGATGGGGGAAGAAAAATCAATCTCGCTCATAAAACCAAGTATAGCAAGACCCCCACGACCAAAGGCCGCAGGGGTCTTACTTAATCAGCTAACCGATCAGGCAGGTGAAGGTCCGCCGTGCGAGCCAATGACACCATCATAGCGAACAATGCCAGCACCAGCGATCTGTCGGATACGGACTTCGACATCATCATTGTCGAACGAACCCTCATAGGGGTTAACGTCGCCGCCACCGATCATCTGACCAGTCTTGTTGTGGATACGAAGCTCCGGAGCCTCACGACCCAGCATACCCGTCTTAGCCAGGACAGTCTTGCCATTAGCGCGACCACCCTTGGGCAGGAGAACCCACGCCTTCTCACCACCAACAACCGAGATAAGATCAGAGGTAACAACCTCCAAGTCCTTCAGAGGATTACCCTTGATCTCAGTGCGCTTACCATTCTGAACACGAATCTCGTTAATCAGAGTGTAGCCCTTAGCAACCTCAGCAAGAGCGGGGTTGGTGACAAGCACGAAGCCCTCCGGGACATAAGTCGAGTGACCATCACGGATAGTGGCGAGCGCCTGGAAACGGGCCGCAACAAGAGCATCAAACGACAGGGACGCGTTCTTGGTATTAACCCCAAGACCAGCAGCACCGCTCGTGATCTCTTCTGGCAAACCAGTGGTATTAAACTCGGTCTTGTTGGCGTCATTAAACACGTCTTGACGCAGAGACTTCGTGACCGGATCGAAAATCTGAAGCAGAACCAGCAGGTCCTCCGTGCGAGCAGCAAGCGTCGCAGCATCCTTCGGGAAACGCGCAATCACATTCCACTCGTCGTTGATGAACGACTCGAAGGAGAACTGGATACGAGCACCATGCTTGCTGGTGGTGATAAACGCACCCTCTGCCTGGTACGACATGGTGGGGTAGGGGGTGAGTTCAGGGACATGAGGCAACGTGCCGACAGGGTGCTTGTAGCCCCCGTTGTCGATGGGCACAGTCGCGGAGTCAGGCTTCAGCGACAGCAGCGAAGCCGGACGGAAATCCGTCAACAGCTCCTTCGTCGCAATCTTGTCCCAAATCGTCTTATGAGCATCGAAGTACTCCTGGAAACGAATGTTCGCAGCCTTCACGAACATAGGGGCCAGCTGATCAGAAGTGACAGCCTCCTTCAGACGCGCCTGCGCGAGACGGTCGCCTGCAAGAGCTTCAGACAGCTGAATGTTGAACTCTTCCTGGTTCTTAAAACGCACTTTAGTTGCCTCCTATCAGGCGGTCTTTGCAGGCGCAAGGACAACCTGCATCTTCTGATCGACAGAAGCGGGCGACACCGGCTCCTTCAGCCAGCCAATAATGACATCCGCACCCGTCTTGACGGTCGTCACAACAGGCTTGGTGCCAGCACCCGTCGCAGCCTTCACGTACACAGGGTCACCGGCCTTGGCATCAGCAGTGACCTTGCCGGTCAGCTCGAACACACCACCAGCGACACGCACAGAGGCATAGCCAGGGCCATTCAGACCATAGGTAGGAGCAGTCAAGACATCGGCAAGAGGCTGCTCAGCCTTGACAGACATAGGACCAACCTTCGACTGAAGGATACCAGCAATGCCATTGTCCTTGTTGATCACAACAACATCACCAGGGTTAAGGTGAGCCTGCTGAGCATCGACAGGGAGGGAGAGAGTCTTAGAGTACTCAAAAATCTGGTTGTCCTTGACAACCGGAACACGAATAGCGTTAACTGCCATTATGCTCACCAACCAATCTTTCCGTAAGATTCCTTCAAGGAAACCTCAGTGGACTTGTCTTCGACGGGAGTGGCAGTCGCAGCGACAGCCTCCTTGAGATACGCGCGCTCAGCCTCAAGAGCGGAATCTACATCCGCGCCCTTCTTCACAGCCTCACGAACGCGGACGACAGCCGCCTCGGGAAGTCCCGACTCGGCAATCTTCTTGCCCGCTTCAATAGCGGCATCGACATCGACAGATGCCTCTTCGACCTTCTCGTCCTCCTTGGACTCCTGAATAGAAGTCACAACGGAATCGAGCTTAGAACCAAGTGCCTCAAAAAGAGCGGCAAACTTAGTCTCAAGGTCGCTGAACTTGGACTCGATCTCCTTGTCCATGCCCGCCTCCTTAGTAATAGAGTTGTTTCGATTTGATTCTAGCAGATCAATAACTGCTCCACCCGCACCGGGGGCGGTAACAAAGTCAACTGAGCGAACACCGGCAAAAACAGGAACAACACCTGTTTCTGCAATTGGCTCGTTGCACCAAGCATTGATGGAAACACCAATATGCTCCCACTTATCTCGGATAATTTCATTCACACCCGAGAACACCTTACAGATGGTGTAGAGTGCACCGTCTTCCCCTACTGTCGCGTCTTCCAAAAATACACCAGCATAGTCACGAATAGAACGCTCAGGGCGCTCCCACTCTTCAGTCTCGGTGGGGTGGTCGATAAACATTTCCGTGCCCGCCTTGAACAAAGGCGCAGACTCAGCCAAGTTCTCAGCAGTGTAAATACCGCTCGAACCCTGGCCCGGCACGATAATGCGGATGCGGTACTTACCCTCACCAAGAGACTCAGTACCAACAGCCGCCGTTGACTCATGCAACTTATGCATCAGTACTCCTATCTCGGTTGTCGTTTGTACCATCAGACATTGGCCCAACACCTGTTGCTCGCCCGTCATCCTTATTGCTGTCGTCGGGGCTGTCCGTGTTGGTATCTGTGCCGTCCTCGTCCTTGCCTTCATCCGGCAACTCCGGCAAATCTTCCAACGGCAAAGAACCAGCAATCTTCAACAACTGCAACACACCCGAACGCATCTCAATCTGATGCAAAGCACCATTCTGGTACGCGAGCGTCAAAGACTGAATACGGCGGTGCGTTTGGTCATTGTTAATTGAACCGTACTCAATCGACACCTTGATGCCGAGAGCCATAGCAATCTCATTCAACATGTCGATATGCAGTTGACGACGCAATTCCAATGCCTTGAACGTCGGGTCTTCCAGCGCAGTCTCAGCGCCCTGTCGTCCACCTGCAGAACCATCTGTCAACAGCACCGACAGTGGGATGTCGAGAGCAGCCGACACCATGGCTGCAAGAGGCGTGCCAGCCGAGAAATCAATGCCCGCTCCAGCCTTGTTAATCGCCTGAATGTCCTGCCCAGCACCGATGTTCGCCGTGGCACCGACACCAGGACCAGCCATACGCTGCTGGACGGCCTGTTGCTGCCTGGAGTTGACGCTCGTCGCCTTGAAGGCCAGCTTTGCCAAGGACTTCTCCATGAGATGCGCAACCTCAAGATGTTCCTTGTACCGCTGCGCATACGACATAGCACTCATGAGATCAGGCTTACCGTATTGCTCTGACATCAGCCTGTTCACCGTCGCGTACACGGCAGTCAAGCGCCGATTCACCTTGTAGTTAGACTTAGTAATCTTCACACCCACTCGATCCCACAGCATGTACCACTGAGGGTCACCGCTCACGACAGGGTTAATCAGGAGTGCAACGACATCCCCTGTTGCGTCATCAGTGGCGACACCACCAAGGCGCATGAGCGGAACAGGCGTAACAGTCTTCGTCGCCTTGTCGATCAAGTAGATGACGCATCCGTCCGTATTGAACGACTGCTCATCACGGACACGGGCCTGGACACTAAAGCACGCCTTCGCGTTCTCATCGATCACCTTGCGGGCCGGTCGCGTCTCACCCTTATACACAACTGGGTCCGCCCACATATAGGCGTTACGGACAACAAGACCACGCTTCACAATAGGGTTAAGCGTAGCCAAACGACGTGCGCGCGCAGAGTGATCCCGAATCACATCAAGTGTAATCAGGGCATCCGGTCCCTCGACAGCAGACAGTGGTAGCCAGCCAATGTCTTCGCGCTTGAGACGCGCTAGGGTGTCGGAAAAGGCCCCCATAGCCTCTCTAAACGTCTGCTCATACTTCATGTGAATTATCCTATCATGCTAGAAATACAGACAACTCTTCCTCGAACATAAAGTCAAGGAGGTCATCTTCTTCGAGCAGATCATCCGGTGAGTAATATTGACCTTCTGAATCACCGGCCATAATGGCTCCGATATTCTGGTATGCATAAATGACAGCATCGAGAACGTCAGGGGACTTGATGCCGCGCTTACGCATGTTCTCCTTCGATTCGATAAGCAGCGCAGACCCACGGTACTCGTACTTAATCGAAGCGATTTCGTTGTGGAGTTCATCATCATCCGGCAAGAAGACACGACCATCAGCGACAGCCTTAGCGAACTGATCATACATAGCGGCGCGATAGTTGTACCACTTCGTGCTATCCCCTGACTTCGCGTTACCGTGGATTCCGACGACAGACATGCTGGGTGGCACATAATTGTAGATACTATCAAGAACGGATGCACCGACACCAATCGCGTCGATACGAATCTCGACAGCCCCTAGCTCAGTGGCAAGCTCACCGACCTTACGGGCAAGCTCAGGCCCGTTCAAGCCCTGGTAGCGCCCATGAATCTTAATGTAGCCGCCTTGGTTCGATACAATCACGGAACTGTCGGAACCATAACGGGCAACGTCAACACCAATCGTGATCGGCATACCTTCGTCAGGCTCCGAAGTGTCGTAGGCTTCCATAGACTGCATGACGCGGCCCATGTTGAACAGACCATCGTCAGACACATCCGGGAACTCACCAAGGACACGCGCGACAAAACGGGGATCGTCCTCACCCCATTCTTTCTTACGCGCTTCCACCCAGTCCACCTGCACAAGACGAGTCGCAACCTCGACAGGTACGACCTCACCCGTGAAATTAGGTGTGTCGTATGCACCGAACTGAATAATATTCCATGAGCGCTCTTCTGGCTTCAGCCGCATCTCCCGCTTGTAGACCTCTGCCATGTAGCACGAGGGGTCATTGGGGTTAGCAATGGCCAGGATGCGCGCATACTTGTTAGTCGTGATTGCGTCCGCAGCGGTGAAGATTTCCTTGGAGATGCCTCCGGCCTCGTCCATGATCACGAGGACGTACTGGTCGTGGACACCCTGGAAGCCGGACTCGTCCTTATCATCCGGCTTCATACCGAAAGCGATAGGGTCCTGACGGTCATCCATCTTCCACGTCGCATCGGCGTTCACCTTGCCACGAATACCAGCAACAGCCTTGACACGGGGTATCTCTTTCCACAGGACGTTACGGACCTGTTTCCAGTTTGTCGCCGTGGTGACTACTGTCGTATCATCGACAGGGTGGGTATCTACCCACCAGTTAACAAGGGTGGCTGACAAACGGCTCTTTCCCGCCCCGTTGCCCGTAACTACAAGGGTTTTCTGATGTTCAACAACAGACTGTGAAACTTCACGCTGCTTAGACCACATGAACAGCCCATGGTCCTCAGCCCACTTGGCAGGGTTGTTACGCCACACTTCAAGACGCTGGGCATCAGAAAACTTCTTAGCGACAGCACCGAAAGGCAGCATTACTCACCCTCAACTTTCACAGTCGCCTCAAGCAGCGCGGCAGGCTTGTTCACAGCCTGAGAGAACCAGTCGGCCTTATTCGTCTCCAAGGCACGCTTTGCCTTAGCAGACAGATGGGGGTACATCAGCGCCGTATACTCTTCGAGCACCTGGTTAGTGAACGACAGCATGACATTCACTTGCTTCTCTTCGATCACGCGAATCTCATGAGTCACCGTCTGTCGCTTCAGATTGGCAACCTCGGAGATTTCACGCAGAACAGCAAGGACAGCCTGAAGGTTCTGGCCCCAGTTACCCTTCTCATCAGCAAGACCGAACATCTCGATCTGCGAGTAGGCCATGTCAACCAGCGCATCAAGGCGATCAAGCTGCTTGATGCGCTGGTTGCGAGGCGACAACTCCTGTCGGCTGTCGTAGTAGGACTGCTCGATGATGAACAGCTCTTCAGACGTGAAGCCTGTGGCCTTGATGATCTTGTTTCGCTCAGTGCCGCGCTTCAGCAGCGACAAGGCCATGTCGCGCTTACCACGCAGCTCAGGATCGTCACTCGTCAGCAAATTGCGCGAGCTGTTCTGCGACATCATTGAGCACATCCTTCACAGTCTTCTCAAACTTGTTGTCTAGGTACATGTACGTACCTGCAATGCCAGCAGCCAAGCCAACTGCAAGACCCACCAGGAACCAAATAAACAGCATCAATCCTCCTTCGGCACCGAAGGCAAGTCCTCTACCTTCACACCGGCTTGAACAGCAGCGACACGCACCGCATAAGCGTGTTCCTTCCACAGGAACGCTTGCGTGCGCAAGTCAGCTTCAAGATCGTCACGGGCCTCTTGAACTTCTCGGGCCTTCTTATAACGATCTACACACATGTCAATAATAGCCTTGATAACAAGGGTTACGGCAGAGACCACGAGGCCCACCAATGCCGTGTTCATACGCTAACTCCTTGTTACTCACTAACGGTTGACAAGTATTCTTCCTTCATGCGCTTGTAGCGCTCCTGAGCTTCTTCCAGCTTGCTCTTTGGCAGAACCCCAGGCCGATACGAGTAGGGCCACACACGCAAAGCGCGGCCCAAGAAGAACAATGCAATGATTACTGACAAAATAATAACATGGAGTGGCCAGCGAACATGCGCCGTGGTCAGCACAAACTCATTGATTGACACCAACATGATGCCAAAGACAGCGACAAGTGCGGCGGGGCCTTCCAACCACCAGGAACCCAACCACGCCGAGGGCGCGCCCATAATCCCAGATGCGACCATTAGTACTCCCGCAAGGGTGATAACCCACGGAAGTGAACTGTAGCTAGTAATAAAGCCAATACCGGTAATCGAGATAGCAGTGTAGATAACCACCATCACCGCCGTCACCGACCTTGGCTCTGACATAGTACTCAGTAGATTCTTCATGCCCCTTATTATAGCGAACACCCCCTACCAACAAGTAGGGGGTGTCCACACTAAATGTCACTCAGCGTCAGGAGTGCCATAGGACGGGGCAAGATACGTGCCACCAGTATGAGACGCTGCCAAGAGCAATGCCACAAGGCCCAGCAACTTATCAGCCACATCAAGCCACTGTGCCGACTGCTCAGGGGCCACAAACCCATAAGCGACACCAACGGCAAGCAATGCCGCAACAATGCCGTAAATCGCCTTACGACGTTCCGGCGTCAACACTGCCCACTTCGTTCGATCTGTAGTCAAGACTTCGGGAACCATGTCCAGTACCTCCTAAGTAAGTGTTACTTAGATTCTACCAGCTTCACGATTCCGTTACTGTCTTGTTCAACGACGATCCTGCCGCGCAACAACTTGCCATCCTCACCGAAGATCGAGCAAGCACCGTCAAGGCGCGTCTGGCACAGGCCGACAGCCATGGCACCCGTCTCGTTCAGGTAGTAGTCATCGCCCTTGTACGACAGCCAGCCAGTACGCATAGCACCGTTTTCCTCAAGGTAGTACCACTTTCCCTTATCCAACTGCCAGCCGGTGAGCATCTGTCCCTTGTCGTTCAAGAGGAACCAGTGTTCGCCGTCCTTGATCCAACCGGTCTCCATCTCACCATAGCGAGTGTCGTGGACATTGTGCAGGTAGTACCACTGACCATCAATGTGCTGCCAGCCGACCTGCAACCAGCCACGGTCATTGGCGTAGTACCACTTCTCATTAACAGGGAACCAGCCAGTCTCCCACGAGCCGTCAGCAAGGCGGTACCACCAGCCGCCGTCCTGTGACACCCAGCCTTCCTTGTTGGACAGGTCAGCATCAAGGTTGTCGTAGTACTCCTGTGCCTTCTCGATGTACTCGCCAGCGTACTTATCACGCAAGGAAGCCGGGCAGGCAGTCGAGTAGAAGTCCGAGTGGGGGAACACATTGGAGCGCCACTCAGGGCGACCAAGACCATACGCTCGACAGATAGCAGCGGTCAGGTGCGCGCCCGCGTCGATGGTCTCATCACTGACATCCCACCCGCCCTCAGCACCAGAGCAGTTTGCGTGCTCGATGCCGATACTCTTCTTGTTCACACCAGGGCAGTGCCATGCTGTGTCGGAATCATGTACGAATTGGCAAATGTTGCCGTCGATGTCAACGTTGTAATGGGCAGAAGTCCCATTATTAGTGAAGGCCCCATACACACCAGCATGTGTCATAGCCTTACCTGCGTTGTGGTGGAGGACAACACGATCAAGGGCGAAACCACCTCGCCCTTCATCGAAGTTGTCGATCCAGATGTTGTGATCGGCAATCAGATCAGTCCAACTAATCATCTCTTAATCTCCCAAGGACCCATATACGACTGCTCAGCATTGATGACTTCGGTAAGGGCTTGAATACCCTCGTCTGTCACGAATACTTGCCTATGATGATTCTTCCGCTTCCCGCCGTTGGTAACGACAGTGCGCACTCCGAGAAGGCCCTTAGCCTTCTCAGTAGGCATCTTAGACTCATAACTGCGCTTCAGGTACCCGGCACGACACAGGCACCGAATGACCTTGATGGGGCCGATCTCAAATGTTCGCGCGAACTCCAACAGACTTGGTTCCATCACGCACCGTCCACTTCTGTGAAGTAGTCGGCGAATGGGTTATCGCCTGGCTCTGAGAACTCCATGCCGATAGTTGCAGCCTCCGCATCGACAGGACGCAAAATGTCCTTCGGCTGTCGAATCGACTTGAGGACCAAGGTCCAGTCAACTGGCATATAGTCTCCCAACATGATCATGTCCTTGATCGTCAGGCTCCCGTTCACCAACTTAGTATGATAATAGCGTGCGGAAGGCCCACCGATAAGTTCCCCATCCTTCATGATCGACAGGCCTGCATCCTTAAACTGCTTAATCACAAGTTCTCGAACGAAGGCAACACGTGTTTCGACATCCTGTGGGTACTTGCCGCCCATCCGGGTGGCACGTGCCTTAGCCATGCGGGCGCGCGCTTCTTCGAGCTTAATAGGGTCTGTAACCTTAGTCATTCTGTGTCTCCTTCTTCAAGAGGTCCGGTCGGAAGCCGGACCAGTGCTTCTTAATATGTTCATCTTCACCTTCACGCACGACAACGACGGGTGCCTGCTGATAACCAAGTGCGCGGATAAACGCCAGTGCAGCCGCATCTTCCATTACGTCGAAGCTTTTGAAGGGAAGGCTCAAAGACTTCAGCTTGCGATACGTAGCCGTACACTGGGGGCAGCGGGGCTTGGAGTAAACGTAGATCATTAGTTGATCCTTCCGGTTGATCCGAAACCACCCTTTCCACGCTTCTTATCTGCTTGGATGGGTGGTTGTGAGTAGAGGGCCGAGGTGCCCTCTAGCCTGACAATGACGATTTGAGCGATACGCTCATGTTCTTCCAGCACGACAGGGGTGTCCTTGCTCATGTTCCACAGAGCAACCATGACTTCACCTTCGTATCCGGCGTCGATAACACCGACACCGTTGGCGAGGAGCAGTCCCTTCTTGCTCAGTGACGAGCGGGCAAAGACAAGGCCAACAGAGCCGTCGGGGATGTCATGCTTATCTGGACAGTACCCTGTTGGTACGAAGACTGTCTCACCCGGGTAGATTATGACAGATGTCTTCGTAGAGAGGTCGAAACCAGCATCATTATAGTGCTGTCGTTGTGGTCGCATTGGTTCTCCTTTGTGTTAACTATCAAGGCAAGATAGAGGGCCAGCACCAAGCAGCACTGGCCCTCTACTTATGTGTCAGCGAGTCTTGCTGTATCGACCGACACACCAGGCCACAGTCACGGTGGCTGCACCGAACAGCAGCGACAGAATCCCGATCACAGCGGCCTCAGAGGCAGCACCAGTCTTGGCCAGCTTGGCCTTCGGGGCCTCAATCGTTGGCGCAGGCTTAGGCGCCGGGGCCGGTGCAGGCTTAGTCGGTGCAGGGATAGGCTCGATCTTGCAAGGCACACGATCCTTGTCTCGATCAGGGTGGATCGTGCAAGGGGTCTGGGTCGGCGTGGGCGTCGGCTCATCCGAAGGCGCGGGGGTCGGCTCGGACGGCTTGGAAGGCTCAGGCGTAGGTGTTGGCTCAGTGGAAGGCGCAGGGGCAGGCGTAGACGGCTCAGGTTCCGGCGTAGGGGCAGGAGTCGGCTTCGGGTCCTCAGACGGCGTAGGTTCCGGCGCGGGCGTCGGCTTCACAGAGCCGTCACCATCAGTGCCCCCATTAGACCTTAGGGTAGCGGTAGCCTCCAGCTTGAGACCATTCACCTCAGCGTGGTTGGTAACTGAGGTCTGACCCTCGGGCACCTTCATCTGCTCGGGTGGGTACGTGGCGCAAGTCTTAGACCCTTCAGGCGCGGTGAAGCGAATCGTGTTCGCATCCACCTGATCGGCGGTAACAACCTCGGTCGTGGCCGGGTCCCAGGTTGGACCCTTAGCGCACTTCACGTACGTGCTCAGGTGAGTATCGAAGTCCTTAACGGTGTACTCGACACCGCCCTCAGCAATAAACTTGATGCCCCATCCAACGGTACCGTTGGAATTGGTCCAACCAAACTTGATGTTGGAAGGCTCTGCATACTCAAAGTGGGCCGGACCATCACAGTCCTTAGTGCAGACGCCGGTGCCTTCAGCATCGCCCCAGATGAGCTTCTTGACAACCTCACCATTGAGGGTGATCGTACCCTCGTTAGTGCCGACAGCGGCGTCCTGAAGCCTGGCTCGCGCCCACCACGAACCGCTGACGTTCTCCTTATCCTTATAAGACTCAGGCACCTCGGTCACCTTGCAGGTCAGCGTCGCCTGATCGGCGTTGCACTCGCCGACGACAGAGCCGTCATCGAGTGCGAAGGGGAATGATGCGGCCCACTTGAAGGGCGCACCGCTTTCCGTCGGCACGGTCGAGACCGTGAACTGCTGGCCAATAGACAGTCGCTCGACAGACCAGGTGCCTGCAACGTTGACCTCAGAAGAGGTCTGACGAGACGAGGACGTGGCCTTCGTTACCTCTGCCTTGATCTCGGGGGTGTTGTCGGCAGCGTAGGCTGCTGCTGCTGGGGCAATCATCAGTAGTGCGACACCGGCTGTCGCAAGAAAACGCTTCATTGTTAGTTGTCCTTTCGTAGTTGTCTGGGCTGACAACATTTAGTGTAGCTGACAGACCGAGTAGTTTACGATAGATAATCACGTGACACTGCTCACATAGTATCATCCCCCTACAGAGGGTTAGTCGATAGGGGGATGAGTCCTCACGCATTTTGAACCCGCGTGCAAGGCCGGTACTTGAAAGGCGAACCCTCCCGTACCTAATCCCGAGATCAGAGGCGCGCTGTCTCGGGGCGACAATCACAGATGGTCGAACGGACGATGCTCCAAAATCTCTTCCATCTTATGACCTGGAATGGTGTAGACACCAGGCGAGACGACACCATATGTCATCGGGGTAACCATCGTCACAGGAGCCTTCTCGACAATGCCCTGGTCAAGCAGAGCGATAAGCTCAGGGTCCTGCGTGGTGATCGTGTAGACACCCGTACGTGCCTCCTGGGTGATGGTGGTCTTCATCTCGTCATTCTTGATGAGAGACGAGTAACTGCCCTCGAAAGCCTTGCCCAGCTTGACTGCGAGATCGACAATGCTCATTGTTCCTCCTTGGTTGTCGTTACTAGGCTATTGTATCAGCCCCAGATGACCTCAGCGTTCTTATCGTTGGTACGCAGAATGTATGCTAGTTCTGCATCATTGAACTTATCACCCCAAGATGATACCCAGTATTCTTCGGAACCTTCGATACCATCCGAGACACGCAAGAAGAATGACGAGTTAGTCTGAATCACACAAGGGGCTTCACACTCATTAAGATAACAGATGACACCTTCCTTGTCCCTAAAGGAATCCCTGGTCGTGTGCTCTTCCTCAAGTTCGACACCCAGCTTGGGTGCGATCTTCTTCAGCAGCTTATCAGCGAGTGCATCAAACTGCTCATCAGTTAACATTGTTAACCCCCTTCAGTGCCCAATCGAGACTTTCATTGAGTTCTTCCATGGTGGAGCACCACTGGGCATCCTTAAGAACAGCTAACAGAAACTCCTCCCAGAAGCGGTCACCTGGAAGACGAGCGAAATCCTCGTCTTCTTCAATAATCTCTGTCGGCTCCTTGAACTCAGCGTCATGCAACCAAGTTGTGAACACTGGAAGGTTGATGTCGATGGTCGTGAGGTGCCCCCAGTCAGACCACCAGCCCTTAATAGTGTAGCTTTCACCGTAACTGGAAGTAAAGGTATACAGAGGGTGGTCAAGCATACCTGTGTACATACACATATCACATGAACCATCTGTATCTTCATAGGTATTCGTATCAAAATTGGTAAGGCGCAGCTTCATTTTAGTTTCCTTTCGTTAGAACTTATAAACAGTGATCTCGACATCGGGGTCATCAGCGTGATCACGAATGAGCGCCGCAAGATTCCTTGGGATATAGTAATTACTCCCAAGAGAGACGAAGTAGCGTACGAATGAAGTTTGTGAGGTTACTGGCATATAGAGGTTAACATTAGTGTCGATCACGCACTTCTCTTTAACCAGTTCAGTAAGATCATGAACGACACCATCCTTGTCTCTAATCTGTGTGTCGCTCAACTCGTCTGCTGGGCTGGCATCCAGCACGTCTGACAGCTTTGCAGCCGCGCGTCGCACCTCTTCCATCCAAGCATCAAATTCAGTATTGGTCATGTTGTTTCTCTTTTCTATCGTGCTGCTACAGGACTCGAACCTGTTATTTATAGACTCTCTAAATGTGTTACCTGTTACACCAAGCAGCTTGTTACCTGACCAGGGTAACCCAGCTTTTTGATGAGGGTGTCGTGGTCATGACACTTTGTGCTATCGAGCAAACCTCATCGTCAAGCGCTCCCAGACTAGGACTCGAACCTAGTCCGACAGGGCCAAAACCTGCCGTGCTGCCATTACACTATCTGGGATAAACCCAGGCAGTCCCGGAGGACGCCTGGGAACTAAGTGTTGCATATGCAACAGTAGGCAATACTGCCCGTCGGAATGGTGAGACTCGAACTCACGACCCCCTGGTCCCAAACCAGGTGCGCTACCTACTGCGCTACATTCCGTTGGAAGGGGATGCTATTCGGACGACAGAAACACACACTAAAAAGAGTCGTCCCTAGGGTGCTACCCCGCACGTGATCCCCCGATCACGACGGCTGGTCCATCCTCTTGGCCAAAGAGGCAGGCGACAAGGCCTAATCATCCAGCATTGCCTGGTTGCTTGGTGGTCCCCTTGGTGAGAGTCGAACTCACACTCCTTTCGGAACTCGATTTTGAGTCGAGCGCGTCTGCCTGTTCCGCCACAAGGGGTGGTGCCTCCCAATGTTCACCGTCCCTTACTTGTAGGGTTTTGAGAGGCTATTCAGTTGTGATGTGTTCAGTATAGGCCTGCTCTTTCTGAGCTGTCAACCCTATACCGCGTGATGCGTGTCACTCTGAAGTGTTGATGAGCGTCGCGATGTACAGGTCTTCAGAAAGCAAGATGCGGACGATATCGATGCTTTGAAGCACAACCTTACTTTCACCGATGCCAGTACGGACCCAGCACTTACTGCGAATCTTCAGAAATGCTCCGTGTCGCTCTGTGATGATAACACTACCAGTGCTGGTGATCGACTCCAACGCTTGTGCTGTTTCGATTGCTACAGTCCGCCCATAACCGTTATAGTCAACACTCCAAACACTGAGGTCATCAATACCTACGTTGCGTAGCTTGATGTTGTCGTCAATCAGCTTATCGTAGAATTCTTGAAACGTATCTTTGCTCATGACTGCGCCCCAGGATCGACAATCACAGCGACATGCCCACTCTCATCACTTTCGGTAATGATGAACTTGAGAATGTCAAGATCATGAACCACACGATCCTCACCTGTAGTAGGTTCAGTCCAGTTCTGATCGTTGATCTTCAGCCAGACACCATGATTCTCAGTGATGATCATACAGCCCTTCGTGGTGATAGCAGCGAAGTCTTTGCAGTCCAGGACTGTAGTCACTTCCCGCTTACCAAAACCACTAACGTACCACACGCTAAGACCACGGATATCCCATGTATGCATCCTGATGTGGTTCTCTCGCGTCTGGTTATAAAACTCGATGAACTCCTTGTTGTCGCTCATTCTTTATCTCCTTCCATTTCAAGAATGATTGCTTGCTTGTTGCTATTGTTGATAAGATACGCAAGCTCGTAACTGTACAGGCCAATCAGCACAACACTGTCGAACACACGCCATAGCTGACTACCCTTCTTAAAGGTGATCCCGTTCCACTTCA